TGAACATCCAAAGGGGGTTAATTCCACTAAGTATTAGTGGCACCTTTGGTTGGAACGTCTCAAGTTCCTAAAGCCTCTGACAAGATTTGAACTTGCGACCTGAGCTTTACAAAAGCCCTGCTCTACCACTGAGCTACGGAGGCATACGGGTGACCTGATCTTTACAAAAGACCTGCTCTATCCAACTGAGCTAATCAGGCAATAATTCTGGATTCTTAAAACTTAAAGCATACATCATTGGGTGACATTCTTCCATAATGAGATAGTTACTCCACTTCCAAAGGTCTTCCATTTCATACTCTGGATTAATGGATGCTTCGTATGAGATAGCAGGATCTCTCTGCATTATGGGTTCTAACTCATCGAATGTGAACGGAATGTTTTCGACGAAGTACATCTTAACATAACCGATCTCTTCGATCAGACAATATCTGGTACTTAATTTATAATCCAACGTATCATAAACTCAACACGCCAATTATATAGTACCAATATCACCAAGATCTGTCATCTGTTCCTCTAACATTGATGAAAGTTGTTGCTCAACATCAATCTGAGGTTTGATTTTAGGAATCTCAGCATAAGGGGCAAGAACACAGTTACCTTTCTCACTCTTAATTAAGAATGATTGACCACGTTCAACAAGTGTGAAAATAATGTCAAAGTTTGCTTCCAATTCTTCAACGGTCAAATAAGGCATCTTCATAGTTGGTGTAGGTAACGTCATCTTCTGATACTTGTGCACGAATTTCCATCAAGACTCTTAAAAACTCATTAATTCCCGTTCTACCCATAGAACATTCAATCTCACGAATCTCACCATCACTGGAAAGAATCTGAAATTTGCGATTCTGGACATCGATCCAACAATGTTCAAGAACGGGACTGGACATGAGTGTCTCCTGACTACTCACATAGTATAGCACTCCCGTGTCTGGGTGTCAAGGGGTCAGTTCAGCATGATTGGAGCACCAATGCAGGTCAGGGGTCCAGTTGCAGTGATAGTGATTAGTCCCACACCAGTGATAAACATCTTACCTGCTGTAGACAGACTGAAGACACCAGCAGTTGACATTGAGATGGCACCAGTAGTGTTGACTGTAAAGGCACAACCAGCAAGACCAGTGAAGTTCATAGCACCACCAGCACCCTGAATCACATTATACACAGCAGCAGTCAGTTGCTTGTGAGTCACGACGGATGCAGGTGCTAAGTGAAGGGTTGTATCACTAGTGATTGTAGGAGACAAGAATGTTGTAATTCTCTTTCCTAAGAAGAAATTGAATTGTCCAACATTAGGATCTAGTGTACCACCACCAAGTGCACTTGATGCTAAACCTTGAATACTTGCACCAACAACATTATATTCTGATTTTGCTGAGAAGTTAGTTGTAACACTAGATGACCAACCAATTGCAGGTGCAGATCCAACAATACTAGCACCCTGTAAATTGATTCTACCTTTTTGTGCCTTTAGATCAATACCTTCAGAAGCATGAATAGATGCTTTATTTGCACCAATATGCCAACTACCCTTGTATTCACGTGAGAAGTCAGATGCATCAGTATGAGTTGATTCTCTTGCTCTACCATTATCTTTCACATTTCCATTCTTATCAACTTCAGGACCAGATGAAGTGAACTGTTGTGTTGTACCATCAGTGGAAACTTTTTGATCTCCATGAACTTTGAAAATTAAATCACCATCAACTTCGATGATATAGTTACCTTTAACATGTTCACACTTATCACCTTCAATGATTCTGGTTTCAGTTTTTGTCTTATGCTCATGAGTATTACCCTTTTCATCGGTAACGTGTGAGTTACCAGCATGATCAACTTTTCTCTTAAATCTCTTGCCAGGTTCTGCAGAAGACTGCTCATATGAACCATCAGCAAAGTTTTCAACAAAAGTTGTTGCTGCATTTAGTAGAGTTTCATTCCACGGTGAGTTAGCCCTCTTATATGGATTATTATCTGATCTTTCATACCCACGTAATGTATCAGTAGAACATTCCGAACTACCATATAATGGCATCCAGTTTTTCACCCTATCATCAGATTTTTTCCTTCGACACGGATCTGGGAATAATAGATCTAATAGTAGATTAACAACAAAATTAACAATATTTGTAATTAGATCTTTCCCTGCTTGTGTACTCCAGAATTCAGCAGTCTCCGAAACTGCCTTTGCTGCGGCGGATGTTTCTTTTGCAGTTTGTATAGCATCTGCAATAGAACCTGCAATCTCGATTGCTTTACCAAGGGAATTCTGAATATTGCCCATGATGTTATCAACTGTCAATAAGGCACTAGAAATATAATTTGATATTGTAGAAGATACTTGATCTATTATACTATCCGCAAATCCTTGTACAAAGTTTGCTGCATTTGAGATTGCCGATGCAAAATTGTTACCAATCTCAAAGTCACACATGAATCTGTTGACAACACGAATAGCAGTGTCAATCAGAAGTTGATATACAAACGGTAATGCTGCAAAATTAGACATAAGGTCAGTAACAGCATCACCAATCAAATTAGCAATGCCTGCTTTCAACTCAGCAAATAGTCCATTGAAAGCATATGAAATAAATCTCTTGATTTTGACAATGATTGCATCAATATTAATAAGAGAACCTGTAAAGGCAGAGAAAAACTCACCATTATATCCCTTAGAAAGAGATCCGATAGTGACACCAAGGTCACAAAGCATATATCTCAGTGTATCAACATACTCCGAAAAATCACCTGCTTTACCATTACTAACAGGTCTAGGACATGTACTAGGAACACCAGAAGGGTTTGCTGCTGATGCAGGTGCTTTTGTTGAACCTGCACCTACTGGTCCAGTATTTTGTGGTCCAGATCCATCATCATTACGTCCAGGATTGGTGTTTAGTGATGCATTAGATGCAAGATCATTACTATTTTGTCTAGATCCCTTTCGATTACCCCTTTCTCTTGTTAATTCTTGCCCAAGAGGACGGTTATGATTGATATCTGCAGTTGCAACATTAGTAAAACCACCACCATTGCCCTTGATATCAGCAATCCATTCACCTGCTTTTAACTTTTCTTTATCATCAGTTCCTGTATTCAGGAAAGAACGCAAAATACCCATGATCACAGGTTGTTGTGCTTCTTCACCATCCAGGAAGAATCCCATCACAATAGCACCCACACCAAGTCTATTGTTTGACTTACCAATGTTTTTGATACCTACTTCAGTAGTAGGTTGCATAACATGAGCCCATGGCAGCATATCTGTAGGAATATTCTCTTTATAATCCTCTCCAGTATACCAACCAGCAACACGAACTTTGACCCTACCTAAACCTGCAGGATCCCCATCATTTTTTTCGACTTGTCCTACCCACCAAGTAAAACCGTCCTTACCAATAAATGACTGGGTTGTCATATTTCACAAATTATCGTTACCCTGTATTTATAGCTTTTCTCTGATCTCTCTACAAAAGATATTGTACTGATTATCCAAACTTTTGTCAAGCCCCTGAAAACTTTACAGACAAAAAAATCCCCCGAGGTTTTTTCGGGGGATTCTACAAATCAAAAGTTGATTTTTGTTTAGTCGTCGAATACTTTACACATTGGTGAACCAGGGTGATCATCACAGAACTTATCTAAAATTTTGTCCTGATGACGATTCTCTGGATTAGCAATTCTACCTTCTGTTTTAGGATCCCATTCATCAGGTGAATGTGTTTCATTACAATGTAGATCTACCTTGTATTCATTCCACTTATCATTAGGATCATAGAGTGGATCATTAGAATCTCTCTGCTTAGGTTGTGACATTAAATCCTCCCTTCTTAATATAAGACTAATTATGGACTTTGATGCGTCATACACTGATTTTGTGTTAAAATCAGAGATTGACTTATTGATCTGATCTCGTAAGAAAAAGAGTTTTTCATCGATTTCGTTTACTTTCTTTGCTACCTTTCCACTCATCATAGTCCCTATTTCTATTGATAAGAATCCCTCGCAATATATATGTCTGTCTCCATGGACCCTTCAATATTGTATCGATGTGTAATACCACTGACCAAATACTTGCCAGAGTTTTTCTTATCGATAACAGTATTTTGCCCATCCCACCGTGGTACGTTGATATTGATAACATCACCAGCAACAATACCAAAGTTTCCAGGAACTGTAATACGACCACTGATATGATCTAATGACAAGAATCGGGATAGGGTATAGGGTTTGGCATCTGCAGATGTTTCATAGTCACCACCACTAATATTTTGTGCAGTCCTAATGGTACTGCCTGTAGCACCACCAATGGGTCCACTATTATTAGTCGTGTTTGCCTCTCTTGTAATAGCATCCCCAAAGAGATGAGGTGCTACACAGGAATAGAACACTCTCGATACTCCACCAATTTGATCTTCAACTTGCGTAAACTCTGAGAAGGGATTCGTACTTCCCAGATGACTCATTCTACCGTATGCATCGTTGATAGACCACCTTTTCGCTATGTTATTTTCCGATTTCAAATTCACGAAATCAACACCATAGAAGATGCCACCATAAGCACCTTTCTGTAGATTATCTTGAACATTCAGACCACTATCAATAACAAAGCTTCTGATTGCTAGTTGATCATTAGGACCAACATTTTGAGCAAGGTTTTTAGGTCTCAGTGTGTACTCATACTTTGATTTACCTTCACACAATTTGTCCATAGATTTAAAATGGAAACCATCTAGTGCTTCATAGAATAGATAACCTGCTTGTCCACTTTTGCCACCTCGGATTGCTTTTGCTGATAGTTGTGCGATAAAATCAAAGGGTCTGTAGTTTGGGCAGATAAAAGATCCCCTGTGTTCCGTACCTTCAATTTCAACCTTCTTTTGTGTACCCAATCTTCTCTTCAGAATATCTCTAACAATTGAAGATATCTTGGTATTCTTGTATGCAAATAATAATCTCTGATTGTCATTCAAATAACTCTCTCTAGAGTTAAACACAAGATTATACTTCTTAACTTTCTCACCATCAATTAAGTCACGTACTTCATTCAAACTTGTTTGCCAAGTCATACGACCACCGTATGAATCCATATCAAGATCTAAAATCTCTTGACCGACAATTTGTGTATAGAGACCTACATTGTCTTGAATAGACAAAATGACTCTGACACTAGGACAATCAATACTCTGTAGAATAGTGATACCCTGCACATATGCTGTAATGTCAGGTAACTTAGTCCCATCTGCCTTTCTTAGTGTGATGTTGTTGACTACAGCATCACCAACGTTATAAACTCCAGTTCTTGCCATTACTTAACACCTCCACCAAAAATCTTACCAGCAATAGAACTAAGACTACCAGCAATAGTAGATGTAAGATTTTCACCTGAAGAAGATTTCTGGAATCCAGGACTTGGTGCTCCTCCACCACTACTTTGTCCACCCTTCTGAGATGCACTAATAATTGCTGATTGAATCATGGGTAATATTTGTGCCATAGCCTGATCATTTATAGCAGGTGGCAGTTCTGCCATCTTGCCTTTGTCTACAAGGACACCAGCAATAACATCACTAGTAACCTTAACTAATTTATCTGTCAACATAGTGGTTGCACCTTCCAAGTTCTGAATCTTGGCAGAGTTCTGTGCTACCTGCTGAGTCTTCATCAATGTGGAGAATGCCTTTGCTGCATTGACGTTCAAGACTGTTGATCCACCAGGAACAAAAGCTTGTTTTGAGTCAGGTCCACCTGCGGTGCCCGCAAGTTGGCCAACAGCAAAGTCTAGAGCACCCATACCAGACTGTTTCAGGAAAGTTGATGCACCTAAACCTTTACCACCGATGTTCAATGCGTCTAGTGTACCACCAAACATCGATGTAAATCCAGGACCAAAGATCATCTCACCACCTTGAGCAAGAATATTTCCCATTCCTCCCATTCCACCCAAGATATCTCCACTCATCAGTCCACTAAATGCACCATCTAACATACCACCTGCTGATGACATCAACCCACCAAAACTTCCTCCGATCATATTACCAAGACCACCAAACCCTCCGATGCCACCGAGTGCACCAGATAAAGCACCACCGATACCTCCACCACCCATCAGTCCACTGATACCACCAATAGCAGCAGATGCAATAGGTCCAATACCAGGGATGAATGATGCAGCAATAGGTGCTATTTTTGCGACAGTCTTACCAATACTACCTAATGCATTGCCAATACCCTTAGCAATACCACCAAGGAACATGCGTTGAGGTCTGATTGTATTGAGAGTTTTTTTGATTTTTTCAGCAGTCATATTACTAGACTGGTCAGGATAGTGGAACTTACCGTTAGCATTCGGGAACGAAGCAAACTCTTGTGATAGTCCTTGCATGAAGGTCTCTGTGGACATCTTACCTGCTAACCAGTCGTCCCCTCCACGGCCTGTTATGTTTGCCTTAACAATAATTTTATCTTGATTAGCAGGACTGAATAGATCTTTATCTGGATCTAAACCCGCCTTTCTTGCTCGTCCCTTGAGGAAACGTGGAAGTTGTTGATACTTACCAACAGCTCCTGTTGCTTTCTCAACAACTTCAGAGATGGTCATTTTGGTTGCCCCAGGCAATGTCGTACTGGGGTTCATTGCCTCATAGTTGCCACCTGACTCCTTACCAGCAATTAGATCTAAGAGTGGACCCCATGTACCTGGACTTCCAGCAGATGCAGATGCTGTTTTTTCACCATTAGGACCAAAAGCAGGACCTGCATATTCCACGGGTGAACTGGAGGGAGTTGTACCAGGTGGAGATGGTGCAGCAGCTGCTGGTGATCCTCCAGGTAGGATACTCTTAAACCAATCTTTGATAGCATCGGTCATTGCCTCGGCAAAGTCCTTTCCTGCCTGATTGTTGCTTGTGGACAGACCCATTGCCTTATCTAAGATATTGCCGTCTACACCAAAAATTTGCAGAATAGGACCCATCAATGTCTTAGCAATCGGTCCAAGCATGTTACCGATTCCAAAAGGTAGTTTTCCTAGAAGAGAACCCAGACCAACTAGAATCCCAGCACCTGCCATTTTAAGTGGCATAGGAATGAGAGTTGCCATTCCTTTTGCCATCTTCTTACTGTTGCCAAGGATAGCAGCAAGAGGATCATTACCTGAGTCAGTATATCTGTTCTTGATAGGAACAACTGCTTCAGTTCCATGTGCTTCGATTGCTCCACCACCAACTGATGCACGATATCCTTGATTTCTACCAGTGATGATACGAGCAGCACCAGACTGAGCATGGGGTGGTCTACCACCTGTTCTGAATGGTAAGATAGAACCACTTTCAGCCTTAGGAACAGGAGCTGTAGGAGTTCCACTTGTTCCACCAGAGTTTGTTGTTGTTGCAGGAGTTCCACTTGTTCCACCAGAGTTTGTTGGTGCTGCAGGTGTTGGTCCTTCTCCACCATCAGACATCAGACTTGAAACACCATAGGCAGCTGCTCCAACAGCTGCAGTTGTTAACAGACCCTTAACTAATCCACCACCTTTCATTCTGGCAACACCAGTCCTGGTTGCCATGACAACTGCTTTACCTGCCTTAGCAGCAAGACCTAATGCTTTCGGGATTATTCTTAGTACCCTAAAGATTCTCTTAACATCTTTAATAATTTTGAAAGGATTCTTTAGATATCTGTTGACTAAGAACAGAGAGAATATTCCTACGGCAAACTGTAAGAATCCTTTCAATCTGTCTAGTAGTGAACTATCACTACCAAACACGTTACTAAAACCTTCTAGTGCACTGATAACACCAAACTCTACAAATTTATAGATTGCTTTACCAACTTTGACTAGGATTTTTAAAAAATCCACAGCCATCTTTGCATTTTTAGGGTTAGACAACCACGATAATGCACCATACAAAACTAGTGTCTTTAAGAACTTAATTATTCCTGCGAAGAACCCACCACCACCCTCAGGTGATGTATCAGTCGAACCATCAGTAACTGGTCCTGCACGTTTTGCTTCAAGATCACCCTCTCTACCACCTAATCTTGCCCGTGATGCTGCAATTCTACTCTCTCTTGATGCTTGCCTTTGTTGTTTAACAGCAGCAATTTTTCTCTTACGGTCTTCAGATGCTAGACCTTTAATAGAATCATTAATTAATTTATTATTTTTGATTAATCCCTTAGTTGAATTATCAATACTAAGTTTGATGCCCTGTAGAATCTTAGTTTGCTCATTCAACTGACCACCAATCCTATTCAGTGCAAGAACTTGCATTCTAGGAGTACCATCTGGTTTAGTCTTATATTTCTTGCCAGCAATCGTTGCTGTCCCTCCAGTGGGACGAACTCCACGAGGGTTTACAAACTTATAGAATGATGCAGCTGCCATTTATATTATCGACCGAAAGTTGATAGTGGTGATGGTGGTTTAGAACCACCTCCTGCTGACCCAGATGATGCGGACATTGGTGTGGGGATTGGCATAAACACTCTCTGGATAACACCAATCTCAACAGGAGCTTTGGTAATACCAGGATGCATAATACTCTCTCTATTTATCCCTGATGACTGACCCATAACTCTTGCACCACGAGTCTCAGCAACTTTTACAAGACCACCAAGATTCTTACGTTCATAATCTTCAGGTTTATATTTCTTGCCCTGTGCCTCTGATGCTTTAACTCTTGCAGCAATAATATGCTCAGATGGAACCTCACCTGCGACACCACCAGTAGTAAATCGACCAAAGTTTACAATACCACCATGGTTCATTCTCTGCCTAACCATTTCACGAATCTTCTCTGGACCCGACCACATCTTGTCACCTTGCTTTAGTTTTGCGAGGTCCCACTTTCCACCCTGATCAGGCAGTTCTCCGTGAGTAGGTACAGTTTCTTTAGTGATGTCTGCTGCAGTCCACCCCCAAGTCTTTGCAAGATTTGCAACTGCCTGAGCAAGACTTTTTACCTGAACGTCTTTGACTGGATATTTACCGAAATTATTTTCCGTTGCATTCAACATTGCTGAGATTGAGAAAGAAGCATTGCCAGTGTTGAAATCGGCCGTGTGATATGGTGGACTCTGACCAAATGATGAGTGTCCTGGGTGCTTATTGGGAACAACAGAACCATCACCTTTCACATAACGGTGATAACCTGCCCATCCAAAATTTGCCATGATAGATCTATCATCATCATATGAACCTGCAGTCCAGTGCAAGATGATTTTTTTATTCTTCTTCTTACCAGTCTTATCGTCACCTATACCTGCAATTGATGGTGAGGCAGTTTCTCCTTTTGCTTTCAAGAATGCCTGAACCATGCCTGTGTTCGCAGCAGTTCCATCTTCATTTGTGGTGTGTCTTAGACGACCACCAACTCCATTTATACCACCTTCAAAGAACTGTAGTCCCGAACCAGTGTTGGCTGCATGGAATTTTTGACCTTTGTCATCCTCAAAGAAAAACTTATCATTCTCTTTAATTCCATAGTTTCTGTTTGGATCAAGTGTGGGTGCACCTGTTGATCTGCTCAGAGACTCTTCATCACCTAAACCTAGCAGGTTTGTGAGTCCAGTTCTTTGTGCTACCTGCATTGGTAGACTGCCCAACCAAGTTTTTAGCAAACCACCCAAAAGAGTTTTTATTGGTGCTACAGTCGCACCAAAGAATTTTGCGAGATGATCCTTGATTTCATTCTTTGCTGAGACGACTGGTGCCATCATAGGTGTTTCACCTAAAGCAATAACACCTGAACCAAATGCTCTCTTTGCCTCAAATAGTTTTGGTCCGAACTCATTCTTTAGAATCTCACCACCAGGCATTACCTCAAGTATAGCTTGCAGTGCACCAACTAGGTAGTTACCTGATCTCATTCTAGGATCATAGGCATCAAATCCAGGACCTCTACCAGTCTCAGCACCAGGCAACATGGCACCAAACTTCTTGATCTGATCCATGACTGGATCTAGACCTAAACCTTTAACTACTCTATTTTCAGTGTCCTTGATACCAGGAACCATATCACGGAGGAAGTTGTAGATGTCCATGCCCATGGATACTCCAGGACCGAACTGTCCTCCAGGAATTAAACCAACAAGGTCAAATGCACCAGATGCAAACTCTAGTAGTGCACCAATAGGATCACCTGCTTTCAGTGCTTCATAACCAAAATATAGGTTTGCAATACCACCTAAGATTGGGATTGCTTTAGATCCAATCTTTTTCATCAGACCATTGCCACCCTTACCACCAAACTTTTGTAGAAGTTTAGCACCCTTGGGTCCTAGGACCTGCATCAATTTCTTTTCGATGGCACCCTTGAGACCTTTTAACTTGCCTAGCATAGGTTTGACATATTCTATAGCAGGTTCCACAACTTTTCGCATGGCAGCATCTTTGATGCCATTCAGACCTTTGCCGACAGTAACTAATCCTGTCTTAAATCCAGTACCAATTTTTCGGAGACCTGTTAATGCTTCACCACCAAGTTTCTTACCTTGATCTACTACTCTACCACCAAGTTTCTTACCTTGATCTACTACTCTACCACCAACTCTCTTGGCTTTTTGAAATTGCCTTTGAAAAAATCCAGGACCTTGCTTAGGTTTTGGTTTGGGTTTTGGTTTGGGTCTCCCTTGTGGATCCTGTTCTCTTGGTGGTTTAATACCAAGAATATCACTAACTAGATTCCAAATAAATTTCAGTGATCCAATAGGATTCAATAGGAATGCAACTGAACCAATGGCAGGTAAACCTTTCAGCAGGTTACCAAAACCTGACATCAGTTCACCAACTTCACCATTTTTAACACCGTTGATGATCTGACCGATACCACCAGCAGCAGAACCAATGCCGTCCAGTGCCCAAGTAGTCCAATTAATTACAAAACTACCAATAGGTTTCAGTACCAAATTATAAAAATTAGTAAATGCATCTACAAATCTTCTTGCATTACCTGGTTGTGAAAACCACTTGAATGCTGCTGACAGCACAAATACTTTTAAGACAGATCCGACAATTCTTTGGAAGAATGATCCGATACCACTCAGGATACCTAGACCACCACCATCATCAACCTTTTTTTCTTTTACTAATTTTTTTCTTACTTCTGTTGCAGGTTTTCTTTTCTGTAAATTTCGTGATATTAGTTGTGGTCTAACTTTCTGACCATTTAATTTCTTAAGTGCTTCTCTTCTTCTCTCAAGGTCATTATAAAGTGATGTTTGTATCTTATGATCTACATTGCGTCTTCTTGTAAAAGAGTTTGCAATGGCACTTAATATTACATTATTTGCAGAAACTTGAGTGCCTATACCATTCAATGCCTTTATGGTAGGCGCAGTTTTGCCACCAACTTCTTGATATCGTTGAGGTTTTTGTGCTAATTTATTCTGTGGTTTAGCAAGTACGGCCATTTAACCTTCGTATGGTGCTTGTTGGTTAGATTGTTGCATTTCACGTTCTGATTCAAGGTGTTGAGTCAACATGATCACATACAAGTCCCTTTCCCAGGGCATCAGACTATCTATCTCGGTTAGACTCCATTTATGATGTTGTACTAAGGCAAAATTAGTTCGGTAATAATTTTCCAAACTAGAGTACAACATACTCACCCGAAAAAAGACGACAAACCCTCAAGAACTACTTCAGATGTAACACCAGTCTCTGGATTTTTGACTTCACTCTTCCACTGCAACTTAGGCATAGTCTCGAAGAATGATTGTAGTTTAATGAATTGGTCATTAGTCAAACTTTCTAGGAATTCAGTTAACTCTTTCTTAGTACAGTCTTTTGCTTCCCACACCTCTTCTCCTTGGAAGATTTGTGAGATACAACCTGCTGCAATAGAGAATACCTGATTAATAGAATCAGACTCAGTTTGGGTTGTACCAGAGATGTTTTCCTTAACAAAGGTGTCAAGACTAGGGTAAGACATGACAACACCAGTGTCATCATCAAGCATGATCTTTGGATCATGACCTTCAGGTTTCTCGCAAACAACTTCCTCTAGAGGAACTTTGATTTTGATTTCAGTCTCACCATCATCAGGTGCAGTGATGATCACATCTGCTTCTTCACCTGCAGACTTCGCACGAATACGAAGAAACAGAAACTCAATATCAAATGTTGGGAGAACATCAATCTTGCGTTTGATTGATGTACAGTTGCGGATGATAGTTTTCACCGCATTCATCATGTCTTTCTCGTTATTAGATTCCATAGCCATCAAAAGAATCTTTTCTTCTTTGACTAGGAATGGACGATACTTTACTTTTTCTCCTGTAGAAGGCAATTCACATTCGTACTCAGGTACGACAAGTTTTGGCAAAGGCATAGTTTAAAACCCAATTTCAGTTTAGTTATTTAGTCATCAAAATTAGATACATTCCCAAGAACATCGGCAGCAAGATTGAATGCACCACCCCTTACGAATCTATATCTCTCAACTTTGAAAGAGATTCTAGTCTTCAGTAGTTGTGTTCTAGCAGAACTTAATTGATAAGGACTAATGTTGTATGGTAGAGCATTTTCAATTTCCCATCTACCAGTAATAGAAGTTGACCACGTATTATTTTTCGTACCGTTCTTCTCTAACTTATAGATGACCATCTTAGGTGATACGATATCATCATAATAGGATACCTTGTTACCAGTGTCATCATGAATAAAATTATACCACGTTTCAAAGACTCGGTTGAAATCAAGATCTTTAGGTGACAATAGATTCAAAGTCACCTCACCATAAACAGTACCAGTGGCATAGTTGATGCCAACACCATGATCTCTGTGCTGTGCTGTAGTAACTTGCTTAGTTGGTGTAGTGACAGAATCACAATAGAAATTTAGAACTTCACCAAGAGAATACCCATCAACAGCAAACGTCTCAGATCTAAGGATTGTTGGCAGTTGCATTTGTACAGCATACCTATTACTAGTAGCCATACCAGCACTAGATAATTTTGTAAGCATTGCACTCACATCGAGTGTCATCTATTACCCCCAGACTTTTTTAGCAGCAATTCTTCTACTTCCATTCGGTGCTAATGGTGACTCGTCTACAAAATACTCTAATGGTAATTGTACTGCGTCCCACTCTTCCTCAGGAATATTGTATACAGGAGATTTAATCTCGGTATTTCTATATCTATGTATGGTAGTTCTAGGAAAGAACAATGCATCTCTAGAACTACTCTTAATCTGATTTACTGTACCCAATCTTGAACTAGGTGCAAGGTAATGTAGGTTTGCACCTAACCAACCTGTACCATCTACTGAAATACAATATGCAAATGGGTATCTATCATACCACTCCATCCTCTCAGGTTGTTTTGCAATGTAATGGAAGTAATAGATACCACCTACCTGTGGTCTAGTCTGCTGAAATCCCTGGATACGTTTAGTCCACTGTTTTCTATACCAAGTCTCACTCTTGCCAGATCCCTTGGTTAATGATCGTATGTCTGTAAAGATACTCATACCTTCAACTCTTTCTCTGTGATGACTTTAAATTCCCAAAGTCTGTCCCCACAAAAGTCAACTGCTGCTTTCCATTTTGCTTGGTTGACCGCATATGTTTTCACCTCAGATATATATCTCTTCGTCTGTCTCTTTGGTTTCTTAGGTGCTTTACATTGTGCTAGAGGTTTTACCTCAACAACATATCTCTTCACTTTTCCAGTAATAGATCTTAACTTCACATAGAAATCTGGAAAATATCTATGCATTCTACCATCAACAGGTGATATATAGGGTATAAAGAACTCCTCACTACCCCACTCAAGGATATTTGGATTTTTGTCACACCAAATCATAAACTTACGTTCCCACAAACTCCTATAAATAATTTTTGTAGGATCACCTTTGTATTTTTGAAAGTTTGTTGGTGAAAATCTACCTTTATAACCTTTATATGACATCACTAACGTTTAGAAATATTTATCCATGTCAGTAGCACCGTTAGTATATCCAAGACAACTCAAGGGATCATCAGATAAAGACTACCTAAAAATCACAATCGCAACAGAAGGTGGTCAGGGTATCTATCAGTTTTTTGATGGTGGTAAAGGTAGATCCACAAATGGTGGAGCAAAAGCACCTGTCAATAATTCACAGGGTACTATCTTTCTAGCAATGCCCAGACAGTTATCTGTCTCTTATGGTATGTCATATCAAGGTGTTGACTTAGGTTCTCTTGGTTCTGGTTTGGTATCTACGGCAGCAGGGTTGTCAGGAACAGCAGGCGAGGGGAAAACGGAATCGCAAGACATTGCATCACAAATTTCGGGTATGGCTAATAATGCAAAACCCGAGTTGGCATTGAATACTGCAGCAACAGGTGTCAATAGTCTCATTCAAGCAGCAGGATTTTCTGGTGGTGTTGATGCAAACTCTTTAAGTGCTTTGATGCAAGGTCAAACTCTAAATCCATTCAGAGAGATCACTTTCAAAGGTGCAAACTATAGAAGCCATAACTTCACTGTGAAGATGGTTGCACGAAATAAAACTGAAGAGAATGAAATCAAAAAGATTGTTAATACACTAAGATACTACATGCACCCCGATCTAAATGGTGGGCAAGGAGGTGGTGGTAGTATCTTCAACGGGGGTGGTAATAATAGATGGTTGGGTATTCCCTCATACTTCGATCTTGCTTTTGTCAGAATGCAAGGATCAAAGGGTAATCAAAAAAGAGTGAAACTTAACTCTTCTGCTGAAATTGAAAATATATATCGTCCTGGTGCTTGTGTTCTTAAGAACTTTAATGTGAACTTTGCACCCGATGGTCAGTATGTTGCAACAGAAGACTATGTGATGGCAGTTCAAATTCAAATGGGATTTCAAGAAACAGTCATGCTACATCGTTCAGCACTAAAAGAACTAAAAGAATTCTGATGGCAAACTATTTTTCCTACCTACCAAACATCGAGATCTCTGAAAGAACTGCTAAAAGTTCTTTTCTAGATCAAAATGTAATCAAGAACATCTATAGAAGAGTCTCTGTTAGAGATGACTTGGCAAAGTATATCTTTGCTTACGATAGTTATACGGTTAATGATGGTGAGAGACCTGACTCAGTGTCAACAAAGTTCTATAGTACACCTGAGTACGATTGGATTATCATTATTTGCAACCGATACACCAATCTATATGAAGAATGGCCAATGGATACTGCTTCACTAGAAGATTATCTAGACAGGAAGTATGGAAATAAACTGTATGATGTAGTTCAATACGAAACCGATGAGATACAGGACACTAAACAGAATGTTCTAATCCCTCAAGGTACAATTGTAAATGCCAACTTCACGTTTACTACTTACGAGGGTATCACGCATGGACTCAATAAAATTAGATCGTTAACAAATTACGATATTGAGCAACGTAAGAACGAACAAAAAAAAGAAATTAAAGTTCTTAAGACTCAATTCATTCAGAAGTTTATTAAAGAGTTTGAAGAATTGATCAAATATCCTGAGTCTGTGGATGCTGATAACGCATTCCTCAAGAGAACTCAGATAAGATAAAAAACCTAAGAGACAAAAAAATACCCCGAGATTTTTTCGGGGTATTTTAGGATTTGTAGATTGATTTTCGTTTACTAGTATCTATATCTGTGATTGTATGAACCACATGCTCTCCAAACAATCTCAGTCTCCCATGTAGTATAACCTTCATGGTAATAGTCACCTGGAATGTACCGTTCCCGTTTCACTTTGTATCTACACCTCCTTGAGGGTGGTGCTGAATGGTGATAGTGATGTACTTCCCGTTCAACATGATGATGATCATCAGTGAACGGTTCCCAAAACTCTCCCCAGGTGATTGCCTGAGCAGGTGTTGCAAGGAACATCAACAAGGGGAGAGCAAGTAGTTTCATCAGAAATCTTCTTCTGCTAGTTTCTTGAAGTAGTCTAGACTATCATCGGTTGATTCGGCAGACTTGTGGTCACTTACTTGACTGGTCCAAGAGGGTCCTTCAGGCACCTCTTCCTCGTTAGCAACTTCCTCATCGAGACGAGCAGTCACACGAGGTTGAACCTTACCAAGGACAAGATTCAAACGTGCTTCAAGTTCTTCAAAGGTCTTGAACTTAGAAGAATCAGTAAAGTCTGAAAGTGCATACTGCTGCTTGTAGATCTTCTCCAGTTCACCATCAGAGAACTCACCGAGCACAGAAGTAGACTCGAACTCAGACTTATCATAGTTCCAGAAACCATCCTTCTTCACGATCTTAAGTTTGAAGTTAGCACCTTCCCAGAAGTTGAATACATCAACAGGACGTTCGTCTTCAAACTGAGGTTTTGCTGCTTCAACAATCTTGTCAAAGATCTTCTTGCCATACTTGAAGAGGAATACTTTACCTTCATTCTCAGGATGCAAGGGGTCCTTGACCACATAGATGTTGCTGTAGTAAGACAGTTTACGTTTCTGAATACGTGCTGTCTGCTTATCAGCTTCCAGACCAGTGTTCCAGAGGTCACGATTGATAGCACCGACTGGATCATCCTTACCAATGGTGGTCAAGGAGTTCTCGATGTACCACTGCCCTGTAGGACCTTTGAACGCATGACTCCAGACCTTAGCAAAGGGAAGGTCCTCACCCTCAGCTGGTGGCAGGAAACGGATCACAGCATATCCGTTGCCAGACTTATCAAGTTCTGCTTTCCAGAGACGTTCATCAGTATAGCTTTGTCCCTGAGGGTTAGAGATCTTATCAATCTCACTCTTCAGATTATCGAAGTATGAAGACTTCTTGAGTGCTGCGAAAGACATAATTGGATTCCTCGTATTTTTGTATTAGTTGGATTGTGTCAGGGTCTTACAGTGCGAACCAGTCTCCCAGTCCCGTCCTGCCCCGACTTATTTATTATAACGGATCAGTCAGTGGTTGTCAACCGTTCTTTCAGACGGTCGATCATGGTATCAGCATGTTGACTAAAGGTGCCATTAAACCCGAACCTCTGACCGATAGCATCGATTTTAGATCGAACCTCTTGCAATTCTACATTATCATAACTTTCTAAAGTCAATCTAGTGTAGAAAATCTTCTGACGTTCGATTAATTCAATAACCTTTTCAATCCTCTCATTCTGAACCTCTGCTGTCAGATTTTTCATGACAGCAGGGTTAAGAAGACGCACCATGTCTTCATGAAGACTGAATATGTTTGCTAGTTCTGCACGAACTGCAGGTGCATTAAAAAATTCTGTGGACATTTCTCTATTGTAATGGTACACCCAATTACACAGGGAGAATACCTCTACTAGTTCTCTTAACGTAGTTCAGATACTGAGCATCCCTCTTAATTTTTTCTTTTAAAGGTTTAGACAAAAGTTTGGGTACACTCTCAATCTCAACCTCATTTTGATCACAATAGACTATCACTGCATCAATATAGTTGATCAAACCATGAGATTCTTTGACTAACTTTTCAATTTCTAAGGCAAATTTAGTAGGAGTCAAGAATTTCTTCTCCATCTCAACACTCATGCTAAACTTTTTCAAGTCCTCGGTACGACTACTGGTTTCCATGGGCCTCCTGTACAAATTCTTGCATATATTCCTTGAGTAGTGTCAATTGATGATCGATATCTTTTTTGATGAACACCTGGGTGCCACCTGATTCGTTTGCGATAATCACAACCAATTGTTTGACCTCACGTTCAGTTAATTCGTAGTACATTGTAGCATATGCACAACACTGTACGAAATAATTTTCAATCCAGTCAAGTTTTTTAGATTTGTTTGATGTTTTAAAATCAATTACAGAAAGAACGCCATCATATTCAGCAATGCAATCAACCCGACCAGCAAGACCAAGGAAATCAGAATAAAGAGCTGCTTCCATGCAATGAATATTATCAATGCGATCAAGGTCAGTTTTAGAACATCGGAAAAGCAGATGCGGCACGACCTTCTCTTCCCATTCCTTAGCAATGTAATTATTACGAAGGTACGATTCGCAAATTTCATGGTAAACAGATCCTCTAGCAGTTGCACGACCAGACTCACGGGTTGCGACTGCTTCACCTACACGTTGTCTCCACTCAAAGATTGCTTTCTTTGATCTAATACCAGTCACTGTAGTAACAGAAGGATAATATTTACCATCCTTCTCGTAGAAACGCATACCATTGCGTTGAGTCGTTTTCATCTTGGGGACCTGAAGGTCCTCCTCATGATATAACCAATTAAACATTAAAGACCTAAATTCAATTTGCTGATCAGATAACTGCGAACCAGACCAGAACGAACGATGTCGTTAATGTCAAACTCAACAGTTTCAAACTCCTCCATAGTAGCACAGATTCTCATGAAGTCAAGAACACCAGTTCTCTCATTAGATTTTACAAGATCTGACTGTGTGTAGTCACCACAGAATAGAATACGAGTATCATTACCAACACGAGTAATCATCGAGTCAAGTTCATGGAAGTTTAGATTACTAAACTCATCAATCAAAATGATAGCATTATCAAATGTAGTTCCACGAATGAATGATGTAGACCAGAAAGAGATAGACTCCTGAGATCTCAAATTATCATAAAGAAACTCAAAAGCATTATCATCTGGCATCTCAAACATATACTTCACCATATTCTTATATGGAATCTGGTAAAGATATGACTTGTCTTCATGATCTCCAGGTAGGAAACCAATCTCTCTAGTAGGAACTAGTGAACGAACAATATAAATTTTTTCGTAAGGAGTCTCAGGATTCAGGACTTCTTTCAATGCAAGATACAATGCAACAAATGTTTTACCTGTACCTGCACAACCATGCAGGACACAGTTCTTACCCTCTGCCCATGCAGTGAAAACTTTCTTTTGGTTCTCAGTGATAGGTTCGATTGTAGCAAGTTGCTCAGTGCTGATCGGTTTACGTCTAGGAGACTTCTTCACTGTTGGTTTATCATCTAGAACTCCTTCAAGATTGAATTTGTTCTGTAAATTCTTACGACGTGGCATAATCAGATAAATCTACTAAGGTTTGCACCAGGATGTGCTCTCTGGACTTTAGACATCACTTCCTTGAATCCCTCTGAAGCAACAGGAGCTCCATAGGTAGCAGTGACATTTTGATTACCAAAATATCTTTCAAGTTCAGGATGTTCCTCTTTGTATTTATCTAGATCAGAGATCGGCATCATCGTGGTGATGATCTCTCCAGTATCTTTGTTTTTAAAATCGTATGATGGCATGGATCTATTCTATTAGTATACAAGGTTGATCATTTGAATCGTAGTTCGATCCTACGACTTTCCAATCTAGAGCACTTGCGATGATTGGAAACTCAGCAACAAAGATCTTTTTGATTGCTTTAGCAATGTCCATATGTTCTTTCTGAGTACCATTCTTCTCACGCAAAGAGATATAATGGATCCAATTTCTGAGATTGCCCGTCATGTACATTCTGGTGGGTACACATAAAGGAAGTACATTTCTTGCACATTCCTTTGCAATAGATGCATCGAGCATCTCTTGGTAGAGATTCATTCCCTCTTCAAAGTGTCGTTGCATTTTGATTTGGAACTGTTGATGGACAAACGGGTCAATATCATCAATACTATTCTGACGATTCTTGGTGTCTTGTCTGCGTAGTTCAGGTAGAGGGATCTTCTCCGAGAGTAGGGAAGAATCAGCATATCGTTGTGAAAATTCTTGGAAGGTGAATGAACGGTGCCTCAGGATCTGAGCTCCGATTGCCCTGGTGGTATTTATTTCTACAGTCAAAGTTGCCTGCTCAAACACAGACCAATGACCATGCAGGATACAATACTTCAGTAGACCCTCAACCTTAGGATTTTCCTGGTTGCTAGGGTTACTTACACGTGCAATGTATCCAATAATTTTCTCTGCATCAGGAGTTGTAGAGATCTTACATACTTTCATTTCTTAAAAATCATATAGGATAGAGCAAGAAGTCCTGCGGACTTAAAGTAACCAATGGTTGCCAACCCAAAGAGACTAGGAATCAACCAGTTCCATAATAGCATAAAGGCAATTGGAATAGCAGCAACTGTTAAGATTGCTGCTATTAATTCTTTGGGACTCTGTGATACAGACTCTTCTTCAACTTCCTCTTCTTTTTTCTTACGAGGATCAAAAATAACAGTGCTCATTTTTTCTTACTTGTCTTCGATGGATCTTTTGGATTGTTCCACAACCTTGGGTTTATTCTACCATCAGTCTGTGTAAACCTAACAAAATCATGACGATAATGATCCCAATACCAGTCAAAGATTTCAATTCTTTTCCCTGAGATCACGATGTCATACTTAGTCTGTCCATCCAGAACATACTCTACAAGATATGCTGTATAGGGTAATGATTTGTCAGCAGCAAGTTCTGGTGAACAGTCTTCTTCATAAATTTTCATTCAGCAGGGCCTCTATTACCCCACTCAATTTGTGGGAATGCATCTTTTACTGTAGCAAGTGTGATACGAAACTTGTCTTGAAGTTTGCCGTCCTTTGCAAGGCATACAACTTCTGCCTCAGACCTGTGTAGACCTTCAATCAATCCAATAAACATAGACTCACGTCTCACTTGAGGCACTTGATCTGCTCCACCTTTGATGTAATAATACAGTTTAGCATACTCCTTAGCAAGCAGTGAATGCTCTGTACCTTTAGGTGAATCGTTTGGAGTGAAAGGAACTTCACCTTCAGGTAGAAGGGTGATGATAGATTCATCATAGTTCCAGACTAAAATACTGCGAAGTGCGGGACTGTTATTCTGAACTAAAAGAGAGATCTTTTCTTTCTTAGTCTTTGCATTACTGACCTTCTGAAGCACTTCAGAAATCAAAAGGTTGTTGTTTGTCCATCCAGACATAATTAAAATTCTCCTACGTGGTTAATCAATTCAAGAAGTTGGTTCGATACGAAGTAAGGATAAATTCCTGACCTAGGTTTACAGACATAGTTGTCGTATTCTTCGACAATTAAATCTTCAATCTCCTTAGGTATATATCTGAAATCTATGAGTGTCTTATTTCGATCATAGTATTGCATCTGTTCTGAAGTACAGAAGTCTTCAGGTGCTTTGTCCAACCACATAGAGAAGTTCTTCTTACTAATAGGTCTCTGTCTTATACCCTTCACAAAGGTATCATCAGGAGAAAGGCAGTTGGGAATACCATCAGACTTATCACCCTTGATGATGTGCTCCAGGATGTATAGATGAGGATCTGGACACTCCACGAATGCCTTCTTTACAGGATTATACTGCTTGACAAATGGATACTTCTGCAACTGAACAAAGTCTTTGTCACCAGACAGGATTAGAATAGGTACAGGTGGCTGCATATCCTTCTGCAGTCTGATGTTCCTCATACCCTGATCAATAGTCATGATTGCAATGATGTCATCTGCTTCAGATCCATCAACGCATAAGACTTTGTAAGGAAGGTTATCACGGAATTCATCTCTGAGTTTGTTTAGAACCTCAAAGATATTACCCCAGTTGTGATTAGACTTTGCCCGATCTTTCTTCCTACTAGCTTTGTATTGGGGATAATACTTTCTCCTCCAATAGTTTTTACTATCATAACAAAGGACTAGTTCTCCGAACTTGTCCCCAAACTTCCTACGGTACATCCGTAAAGAAGAGAGAACCATGTGTCGAACTAGTCCTTCATCAAGTTCTCCATTTCGCACATTGATTTGCATCATTAGGTTGGAGATCATCACCTGATTCATATCAACTAGAATCATAGTTTGTCAGTCATCGGTTTCCTCTAGTGTATCATGTTCTTTGTCTATACGCAAGTATAGGAGCTCACCTGCATCAGCAGGATTCCCGTCTTCATCATACATCTCAGGGTGAATTACTTGTTTAGCATAATCTGCCTTGTCATACCAGGCATCAAACACTTTAGAAGCAAACCACCCTGCGAGGAATCCGATTATGAATGCCCCCAGTATGAGGAACGTTGAGAACAATAGCACAGCTGTGTAGTCCATGTGAACTCTCCCTGATCTCTAGTGTTAATATTTAGTATGTCATAGCATACTATTTTCTCTTAAATACTGCACAGTTTCTGTACATCCACCAAGATTTCGACCATTACATTGAACCTGAGGGAATGTAGATCCTGATCCAAACCTTTCGTAGAACTGTTCACGAGTATAATCTCGATCAAGTTTGTAGACGACATGTTTCAGTTCTTTTAATTGAAGAACCTGCTCAATCTTGGTACAGAAAGGACATCCGTCTTTGGAATAAACGATAAAACTATTCATTTGTTGTTTTTGCTTGTTGAATTACACGACCATAGGAACGCATCCTCCTACGTTCTCCAGGAGGACGAGTAGGAATGGCAGCTGGTTCCATGTCACGATGACCACGTTTGCGATTGCGTTTGGATTGCTCAGGCATAGATCCTCCTTGATTACCTTAGTATCTTAGCATAAAAAAAGAGGGGTTGCAACCCCTCCGAAACTCTAGAGTTTAGTTTGTTGTATCAGAAGGAATACTTCAGACCCAACTTGGTTCCATAACCACGGTCGATATCACTGTCACCAGAACCGACGAATGAAACCTCACCATACGCACCCAGTGCATCTGTCAGTGCAAGACCGAGACCAGCCTTACCAGAAGGCACGGTGTCACTTTCAGCACCATCAGGGGAGACTACAGTAGCTCCTCCTTGAACGTAGTAAGATGCGTTCTCACCCAGAGCACCTTCGTAACCCACGTGCAGGTCTGTGGCGGTTCCAGAGTAGTCCGATCCCGTCCAACCTGAGTTTGCTTCGACGTTGACGTAGGGACCTGCAAAGGCAGCCCCAGCGGACATGGACAGAGCAGCAGCAGATGCGAATACAGATTTGATCATTGTTGTTTACCTTTAAGTATATCTCGTGGAGTATCCCACGGATGGAAGAAGACTCGACTTGTCTTCGTAATAAAACATTACATAAATGTAATGACTGAGTATTTATACACGTTAGAATTTAAAGTGTATAACGGAGAGAGTGAGATTTGAACTCACGGATGCTTTCACATCGCTGGTTTTCAAGACCAGTGCCATAAACCACTCGACCACCTCTCCAACAGAATCTATTATAAGGGAAGTAGATTCTTTTGTCAACCCTCTTCCCAAGTAGGGGGATTGTACTTAAGGAACTCAAAGAATGTCATCTTCATTTCCTTGTGAGTCATCCCGCAGTTCGTTGCTGCTTTCGGCAAGTTCCATGTCGCCGTAAAGAGATTCGTATTGGATTCTAAGACCTTCTGGGGTGTAGTTTTTACTACGGTCGATTCTTCCAATTTCACCGAAGATTGATTTCTTATTCTTCTGGTATTGTCTGACCTTTTTGTGTGCGACATGCTTATCTGTGTTCTTATGGACAATGTTCTTGAGATCTTGAAGTTCTCTCTTCATCTCGTTTAGACGAAAGTCTGCACGAGCATGACGACGGATTGCTTCTGCCTCATCATTTTCTACACTGTCCCAATCAGTTGGTTTTACCATACTTCCTAATAAACTCTCTTAATTCAGGTGTCTCTTCCCACTCCCAGACTTGGTTGTGGTTTTCATCTTTCTTGTTAACGACCATTTGCCTTTTCGTGGAAACAGTACGAAGTTTCATCGGATTTTCTCCTGTAGTTCAGCCCAATCTTTGTCGAAGAGTTCTAGACCCTTATCCGTAAGAATGTGGTTATACATTTTATTATACACTGAAAATGGCATAGTAGCAACATCTGCACCATGTCTAAATGAATCTATAACATGCTTTACATTACGAATAGATGCAGATAAGACTTGGCAATCAATGAGATGTCCATCAAAGATCTCTGAGATCTCTTTGATTAGAGTAATGCCATCAAATGATTGGTCGTCAACTCTACCCACGAAAGGTGAAACATAAGTAGCACCTGCTTTGGAAGCAACGATTGCTTGTGCTGCTGAGAAGACAAGAGTAACATTAACAGTTCTACCAAGATCTGTCAAGTATCTACATGCCTTCAGTCCCTCAAACGACATGGGGACTTTGATAGTAATGTTCTTAGCATGATTGATATAGGGTTGTGCCTGCTCTAGCATCTCTTCATGCCGTCCACCGACAACCTCTGCAGAGATAGATGCAGTCTCAGGGAACAGATCAGAAATCCTCTTGATAACTTCTACTGGATCTTTCTTCTGCTTACACATCAGTGTAGGATTAGTAGTCACACCATCGATGAATCCTAACTTCGCAACCTCTTCAATTTCGTAGAAGTCCGAAGAGTCTAAAAAGATTTTCATTTATATAGTTTGAAGTCTCATTATATATTAGCAAAAAAGAAGGGGTATGTAAACCCCTTCCTAAAATTTTAAAGTAAGTTGATCACTTAGTGTAGGTCTTCCCACGATAGCAAAATGTGCCATGGGTTTCCTTGGATTCTACACAACGTGTAGTATACTCAACACCACGATATGAAGTGTGGGTAATCTGTGCGTCGTGAAGTGCAGATGCTTTGTTGATC